TGAAGATAAGTCAGTATAATATGCGGTATGGAGATATATCAGCACAAGCCCATCAAAAGGTTTGGTTTGGACGGGATCATCAATGATGACTCTGCCATATACAGATTACAGCAAGAATATATCAGACTACTGGTATCAGAAATGCGACTATCTGGTTATGTTCCAAAATTTGACATCGATCCACAATTTACACTATCATATAATGAAAACAAAAATTACTTTGAATTTACATTAAGCGTATACGGAATATATATTGGGAGAAAGAAAGCAGAATGGATACTAGGAATAGACGGAGTGAAGCCAGTGTATACACAACCAGCCAAGTTAAAAGAGTACTCGCAGGATCTGGCATAACTGTAGAAAAAGAAGCAGAGTCTGAGTACATAGTATTTTGTCCGTTTCACTCAAACCATAGAACACCTGCTGGAGAAATAAATAAGTTTAGTGGATTGTTTTTTTGTTTTTCTTGTAGCAAGACGGCAGACTTAGTAGAACTTGTAATGCATTTTTCTAATAGAACATATTTTGAGGCTGTTAGATTTATTAAGAGTAAAGAGGTTGAAACAGATATTTTATCTGAGGTCAATTATAAGTTAGTTGAAAAAGAAGAGTGGACAGAGTTTGATATTTCTGTTGTAGATAGATTGCACGAACAAGCACTAGTTTCTGAAAGAGCAAAAGATTATTTTATTAGAAGAAAGATTACTAAAGATTCTGTAATTAAATTTAAACTTGGTTACTCTGAAAATCAGGACATGATATCAATACCAGTATATAACCATGAAGGTTTATGTGTTGGCTTTGTAGCAAGATCAGTTGAAGGTAAAGAATTTAAGAATACGACCAAACTACCCAAATCTAAATTATTATTTAATTTAAATAGAGTTAAAACTGCATCTAAGGTTTATGTAGTGGAATCATCATTTGATGCCATTAGATTAGATCAGGTTGGTTTTCCAGCAGTCGCTACATTGGGTGCAAATGTATCATCCAAACAAATAGATTTGCTTCAAAGGTACTTTAGTGATATAATTATTATTGCTGATAACGATGAGGCAGGCGGTAACATGAAAGAAAAGATAGTCGAAAGATTAAGTGGGAGTGTTACCGTAATTAACTTAGATAAACAATATAAAGATATAGGCGATATGGACGATAAGTCAATAAAAGAATTGGAATACCAATTTGACAAATCAATACTGTCTATGCTAAACTAGAGAAAACAAAGGAGAAAACTATGAGCGTTATTAAGGGATTAAAAAACATCAATGCCCTGCTCGACAAGAAAACAGATGAAACAGGTCCAAAGGTTCGTTGGCTAAAGTTGGCTGATGGACAAGCAGTAAAGATTCGATTCATTGAAGAATTGGATGAGGACTCAGCAAATTATAACGAGAAGCGTGGCCTTGCTCTTGTTGTTAAAGAACATACAAATCCAAAGGACTACAAGCGTAAGGCTGTAGATACACTTGATACAGAAGGTCGTGACTGGGCTGAAGAGATGTATCGTAAGGATCCAAAGGGTAATAGCGGATGGCGTGGTCGTCTTCGTTTTTACTGTAATGTTCTTGTAGACGACGGCATTGAGGAAAAGCCTTATGTTGCAATTTGGTCTATGGGAGTAAGCAAGCAATCTGCATTTAATACTATTCGTGAGTATGCACTTGAAACAGGAAGCATCTCAAACATTGTATGGAAGTTAAAGCGTAATGGTCAGGGAACTGAAACATCATACACTTTGATTCCTTCTGCTCCAGATAAGGAGCCTTTTAACTGGGAAGGCATTGAGCCATATCCACTAGAGAAGGCATTGCGTCGTGTTCCATATGCGGAACAAGAAGCATTCTATCTAGGATTTGATTCGCCTTCATCTACATCAGCGACGAACATCGACTGGTAGTAGATGAACTACGTACCACTTCATTTACATACCCACTTTTCACTATTCGATGGTATTGGGTTGCCATCAGAATATGTTGACCGTGCTATAAAGTTGGGTATGCCTGCAGTATCAATTACAGACCATGGCTCCCTTTCTGGCCACAGAGAAATGTATCGTATTGCTAAAGCAAGTGGTATAAAGCCTATTCTTGGCATAGAAGGTTATATGTGTGAAGATCGCTTTGATCAAAGAGATAAAGGCGAACGAACCGATCAATTAGATATGGTTTATAACCATATAATCCTTCTAGCCAAGAACAAGGTAGGCTTAGAAAATTTAAATAAACTAAACGAAATTGCTTGGACAGAAGGTTATTATAAGAAGCCAAGAATAGATTTTGAAGTTTTGTCTAAATATAAGGAAGGCATTATTGTGTCTTCTGCCTGTCCAAGTGGAATTGTTGCTAAGTCAATCGAACTTGGCGAACTTGGAATGGCAAAGAAATATATTAAATGGTTTAAAGAAGAATTTGGTGATGATTATTATCTTGAGGTTATGCCACATAACGATGAATCAATTAACAGAACAATTCTACAGTTAGCAGATGAATTTAAGATTAAGCCAATTGTAACTCCAGACTGTCATCATGTTGATAAATCACAAAAAGAGATTCAAGAGTTAAAGTTAATTCTTAATACTTATTCTAATAAGATTCAAAAAGATGCTACATATGAAAAATCTAAAAAGCAAGGCGATTTAATGAAGAGACTAGATTACTTATATGGTGCAGACAGACAGATGTCATTTAATAAGTTTGATATCCATCTACTGTCATATGAGGAAATCAAAGAGGCTATGGAAAAGCAGGCGGTATGGAGAACTGATATTTATGAAAATACAATCGACCTTGCCAATAAGATTGAAGACTACGATATACAAGATGGACTTAATCTACTGCCAGTTCAATATAAAAATCCAGATAAGCAATTAAAAGAACTTGCTATGGGGGGCTTAAAGGATAAGGGTCTTGATACTAATCAAGAATATCTTGATAGACTTGAGGAAGAACTAAAGGTTATTAAAGATAAAAACTTTGGACCTTACTTCCTTGTTGTTCAGAGCATGATCTCATGGGCTAAAAAAGAAGGCATCATGGTTGGTCCAGGTCGTGGATCATCTGCTGGTTCTTTGTTATGTTACGCACTGGGTATTACTGATATTGATCCATTAAAACATGGACTATTATTTTTCCGTTTTATTAATCCAGAGCGTAACGACTTTCCAGATATTGATACAGATATTCAAGATTCTCGTCGTGATGAAGTAAAAGATTATCTTGTTAGACAATATAAGCATGTTGCATCTATTGCTACATTCTTAGAATTTAAAGATAAGGGTGTTGTAAGAGATGTTGCTCGTGCATTAAACATACCATTAGTAGATGTCAATAAAGTTTTAAAGTTAGTAGACACTTGGGATGAATATTGTTCATCAAAAACTACTGCTTGGTTTAGAGAAAAATATCCAGAGGTGGAACAATATGGAGAACAACTTCGTGGTCGTATTAGGGGTACTGGCATTCACGCTGCTGGTGTTGTCACTAGTAAAAATCCTATTTTTAGGTACGCACCGATGGAAACACGCAATTCTCCTGGCAGCGATGATCGCATACCAGTTGTGGCGGTTGACATGGAAGAGGCTGAAAAAATCGGACTCATCAAAATCGATGCACTTGGTCTTAAAACCTTAAGCGTTATTAATGATACATTAAAGATTATTAAGGAACGAGAAGGTACTGATATTAATCTTTTAGACATAGACATGGAAGATCAAAAGGTTTATCAGATGTTATCTGAAGGGTACACAAAGGGCGTCTTCCAATGTGAAGCAACACCATATACAAACCTTCTTGTAAAGATGGGTGTAAAAAATCTAGCAGAACTTTCAGCATCAAATGCTCTTGTTCGTCCAGGTGCCATGAACACTATCGGTAAAGATTATATTGAGCGTAAGCACGGCAGACAGGCAGTAAACTACCTTCATCAAACTATGAAGCCTTTTACAGAAGAAACATATGGGTGTATCCTATATCAAGAACAGGTTATGCAAGCCTGTGTTCAACTAGGAGGAATGTCATGGTCTGAGGCCGACAAGGTTCGTAAGATCATTGGTAAAAAGAAGGATGCTAGAGAGTTTGATGCGTTTCGTGATAGGTTCGTTGATGGTGCTTCTAAGTTTGTTAGTCCTAATCAGGCTCGTGATTTATGGCATGACTTTGAAGCGCATGCGGGTTATTCGTTCAACAAGTCTCATGCGGTTGCTTATTCTACGCTCTCGTATTGGACGGCATGGCTAAAGTATTATTATCCAATTGAGTTTATGTACTCATTGCTAAAAAATGAAAGGGACAAGGATGCACGAACTGAATATCTTATTGAAGCGAAAAGAATGGGGATTAGCATTAAACTACCTCACATTAACGATTCGGATATTGATTTTAAAATTGAGGGTAAGGGTATTCGGTTTGGACTCTCGGGGATCAAGTTTATCTCTGATAAGATTGCAGAACGATATATATCGGCACGACCTTTTAAGTCTTTCGAGGAAGTTAAAGCCTTTACATTTACGAAAGGTAATGGAGTCAACAGCAGAGCACTTGAAGCCCTAAGAATTATTGGTGCTGCAACATTCCCAGATAATCCAAGAAATGATGATGAATTAAGAGAAAATCTTTATGAGTATTTAGGTTTACCAGAATTTACACAAACAGTTCCATCACATTATCACGCATTTATAAATCCTGTAGAAGACTTTGAAGAAAAGGGATCATTCATTCTTATGGGAATGGTTAAAGGTATTAAGCGTGGTAAGGGTTGGTCTCGTGTTGAAATCTTAGATAAGACAGGAAGTATTGGTGTATTTGATGAAGAGCAAACTACGATTGAGGCTGGACGAAGTTATATTGCACTCTGTTCTGATAATAGAATTGTCAGTGCTGTTCCTGTGGACGAGATAAAAAATTCAGATGCTGCATTGATTAAGTTTTTAAATTATAGAATGTTGCCTTACAAGGATGATGAGTTGTTTGTGGTATCCTTTAAACCTAGGATAACGAAAGCAGGAAAGAAGATGGCATCGCTGACTCTAGCAGATACATCTAGAGAACTTCATCCAGTAACAGTATTTCCTACTGCATTTGCCAAAGCATACATGAAGATTGAAGAAGGCCATGCATATAAGTTTGAATTAGGTAAAACTAAAGACGGTACAGTAATATTGGAGGATATAAATGTCAGTTAGCCTTGAAGATGTATTAGCACAACTAAATCCAAAATTAAGAAAGAATATTCTTGTAGGTGATGAAGTACCAAAAACAGAGTATGCAGCAACACCAAGTTTTGGGCTAAATCGTGCACTAAATGGTGGCCTGCCCTACGGTAGACAAGTTCTCATTTGGGGAAGTAAGTCAAGCGCAAAATCATCTTTATGCCTTCAAACAATTGCTTTAGCGCAAAAAGAAGGAAAGATCTGTGCATGGATTGATGCAGAAATGTCATACGACAAAGAGTGGGCAGAAAAGTTAGGCGTAGATACCTCAAAACTAATTGTTTCACAAGCAAGAACTATTAATGAAATGGTCGATGTTGGAGTAAACCTAATTGAGGCTGGAGTTGATATAATTGTTGTTGACTCAATTACCTCTTTGCTTCCAGCAATTTATTTTGAAAAAGATTCATCAGAATTAAAGCAGTTAGAAAATACAAAGCAAATTGGTGCAGAGTCTCGTGACTTTAGTAACGCTTGGAAGATGCTTAACTATGCAAATAATAAGGTTAAGCCAACACTATTAATTCTTATTTCTCAATCTAGAAATAATATTAATGCAATGTACACAAGCCAGCAACCAACTGGTGGTCAGGCTACAAAATTTTATTCTTCTACTGTTGTTAAACTATTTTCATCTGAATCAGATAATCAAGCGTTGAAAGGAAAGATATATGTTGGTGACAAGGCTATTGAAGAGAAGATTGGTAGAAAGATTAGGTGGGAACTTCAATTTAGTAAAACTAGCCCTGCTTTTCAGTCTGGTGAATATGATTTCTATTTTAGAGGCGATACTTTGGGCATTGATGGGGTCGCTGATCTTGTTGACACTGCTGAGTTAGTTGGTATTGTTGAAAGAACTGGAGCGTGGTATGTTCTCCCAGATGGATCAAAGGTTCAGGGTAGAGATGGATTTGTTAATAGAGTAAGAGAGGATCTTGATCTACAAGATATGATTAAGACTAAGATCAGTGGATAAGTACACAATATTTGAAGGAAAATTTCCTTGCAAAACTTGTAAAAAAGAAGTAAAAACTATCAGAGTATACATATCAACTGGGATGGCATCCTGGATGTGTCAAGATAAGCATTTATCAGAAGTTCAATTGTTTAAGGTTGGATATAAGAAAGTCAAAAGAAATGACTGAAAAAAACGAAAGTAAAAGGTTAGGGGCAAAGCAGCACAAAAATTCTGGTAGAAATACTAAGAAGGGCGATGCTACTTGGGGAAACTTTACTGTAGATTTTAAAGAAAACTCAAAATCTTTTACACTAAATCAGGATGTATGGGCTAAAGCAACCACAGATGCTATACGAAATGGCAATGATCCAGCCATCGTAGTGGTACTTGGCGAGGGGTCTAAAAAGGTAAGACTTGCTATAATAGAGTTAGAACTACTAGAACAGATGGTGAATAATGGAACAGAATAATACAACATTAGAAATGATTAACGGTTTGTCAGAAATAGCAGAATATATGGAGGATGATGAGTTAACCTCAGCCCTTACATTTATTGCTAAGATAATTATTAAGCCAGACATCCCAATGAATGTGGCAACATTAGAGATAGTAAGACTACAGGCAATTGCAGCCAAAATGGCATTTAGAGCAACATGGATGGCCAATGTGGATAAGTCAGACAGAGGCAAAAAGAACATTTATTATACGGCAGCAGAGTCTATAAATAATCTTGTTTCTGCACTCAAATACATAACTCGCTGATATCTGATATAATTATACAAACAAAGGATAATAATGAAAAATTTACTAAAAGAAGTAATGATAAAAGATTCAAATAAAAATAATACTACAAGCAATGGTGAAGACGGAAGTTTCATCGAGGGCTTAATTGAAAAAATAGAGTCTGGATACTTAACAAAAACAAAGCCAAAGTTTACTAAAAAAAATAACTTTTCTGCTTCTGGTCTAACATATGGCGCTGGAGAGTGTCCAAGATATTGGTACCTTGCGTTTGATGGAGCAGTGCATTATGACAACTCTGACGCATACGGTGTTGCTAATAGAACTAATGGAACTCTCGGACATGAAAGAATACAAGAGGCTATAGAAGCGTCTGGACTTCTTGATCAAGATATGGAAATGGATCCGCTTCCAAGAAAGTATAATAAGCAAACACATCCATCAATGGAATTTAGAGTTAAGACAGAAGATCCTCCGTTTGATGGTTATGGTGATGTTATGCTTAATTATAATGGAGAAAGACTAGTTGGTGAAATTAAAACAATAACTAATGAAGGATTTGAATATAAAAAGAATAGTAGAAAGCCTAAGATGGGTCATCTTATGCAATTATTAATCTATATGAAGGTTTGGAAAATTGGTAAGGGTGTAATGATTTATGAAAATAAAAATAATCATGAATTGTTAACTTTGCCTGTAGTAGTAAACGATCATTACCGTCGGTGGGTAGACCAGGCTTTTGATTGGATGCGAACAGTACACAAGTCTTGGAAAGATAGAGAGTTGCCACAAAAACCTTATCGTTCCAATTCTAAGATCTGTAAAGTTTGTCCAATTCAAAAAGCATGTGCTGAAGCAGAGACAGGGGTAATTAAACTTAAACCTCTGGAGTTGCTGAAAGATGAAGACATGTAAATGGTGTGAGTCTAACTTTATTTCTAATGTTTCCTATCAGATTTACTGTTCTGATAGTTGTAGAGAACTTGCAACAAAAGAAAAAATTTCACAAAGATATGTCCATTTAAGAAGACAAAAAAGAAAAGGAAAAGATCGTCGCTGCAAAAAATGCAATGAAAAACTATCTATTTATAATGATGATGTTTTATGCAATAACTGTAACATAAATCCAAACGATGTTAAAAAAACTTTAGGACAAATAAAAGGAATGTCTAATGACAAAAGCAAAAGAAACAGATAGATATTTTAGGCCAGAACTATCTGTTCAGCCTGGAGTTATTTGTGCTATTGATGCAAGCACTAACAGTTTGGCTTTTACTATCTACTCGTATAAAAATTTATCAGATCATGGCAAAATTACTTTTGAGGGAAAAGATATATATCAAAAAGTTATAGATGCAAATAAAAAAACTAAAGCATTATTCCAGCACTATAATCTTGTTGAGGCTATCGTAATTGAACATACTGTTTTTATGAATTCCCCGAAAACTGCTGCAGATCTTGCTCTTGTTCAGGGTGCAATAATTGGTGGTGCTGGTCTGGCTGGTGTCAACATTATAGGAAAGGTATCGCCAATTACTTGGCAATCTTATTTAGGAAATAAAAAATTAACTAAGGAAGAACAGATACACATAAGATCATTAAATCCGAACAAGTCAACTTCTTGGTATAAAACATATGAAAGAGATTTTAGAAAGCAAAGAACGATTAAATTATTAGATGTTATTTATGATAAAAAAATAACAGATAACGATGTTGCTGACTCTGCTGGGATAGGACATTGGGCAATAAATAATTGGGATAAGGCGATTTGACAGGAACTGCTATGGCTGCTAAACTATATACAAATGAATTATGGCTTAAGAAAAGATATCATATTGATAAAAAAACTCCAGAGGCCATAGCACAAGAATGTGGGGTTAGTGTGGAAACTGTTTATGTATACCTTGCCAAGTTTGGATTAAGGAAGTCAAAGCGATGAGACCAGAACCAGTATACTCAGATGTTAAAAATTTTAGTTGTCAAGATTTGTATTTGCATTCTACTGGTGCCCCGTCTGGGATACAAATTTTAGATACATGTCATAACATTGCAAAAATGTTGATAGATAAAAATATTGCTTATGGAGATTCTGCACTTAGCCCTGTAAGAATTTTTAGCAAATCAGATCCTAGAGAACAGTTACATGTTCGTATTGATGATAAGTTAAGCAGACTTATGAAAGGCTCTGAGTATCCAGGAGACAACGATATAGACGATTTAATTGGCTACCTTGTACTTTTAAAAATAGCAAAGGAAAGAAATGTCGACTGAAGAAGATTTAGTTAAGCATCTAGATGAGATCAATATAGTTGTTGGAGAATATTTAAAAGGTAACGACGCAACTAAAATTTCTAAAGATCTTGCCATTCCAAGAACTCGTGTAGTTCAACATATTAATGAGTGGAAGGTAATGGCTTCTGCTAACGATGCAATTCGTGCTCGTGCTAAAGAAGCACTTGCTGTTGCAGATACACATTACAACAAGTTGATTAGTAAGTCTTATGAAGTTATTGATGAAGCATCTATGACCAATAATCTTAGCGCAAAAACTGCTGCAATTAAACTAGTTATGGACATTGAGTCTAAGAGAATTGATATGTTACAAAAAGCAGGACTACTTGAGAATAAAGAATTAGCAGAAGAGATGCTACAAATTGAAAAGAAGCAAGAAGTTCTTATGGCAATTCTTCGAGATATAGCGTCTGAGCATCCAGAAATTCGTGATGAGATTATGCGTAGACTTTCTGATATTGCTAAAAAGGATGAAGTGATTACAATTGTCCATGAAGTTTGATGATTTTCTTGAGGCTCTTGCCGATAACCACTTTGAAGAAACTCCAGTAGACGCTAAAACATTTGTTGAGTCACCAGATTATTTGGGGCAGCCTGGTTTATCAGATATTCAATATGACATTGTTGAAGCAATGAGTCAGATTTATAGAAAAGAAGATCTTAAAATAATAATGGGTGAAGAAGAGGGGGCAAAGTATTTTGAAAAATATACAAAGAACGAAATCATCTTACAACTGGGGAAGGGTAGCGGTAAAGATTTTACTTCCACTGTTGCTTGTGCTTATATTGTTTACAAACTACTTTGTCTTAAGGACCCTGCAAAATACTTCGGAAAGCCATCTGGAGACGCTATAGACTTAATCAATGTTGCCATTAACGCACAGCAAGCAAAGAATGTTTTCTTTAAAGGCTTTAAATCAAAGATTGAAAGATCACCATGGTTTGCTGGTAAGTATGAGGCAAAGGTAGACTCTATCAGTTTTGATAAGTCTGTAACCGTTTACTCTGGTCACTCAGAAAGAGAATCACATGAGGGACTTAATCTTTTGCTTGCAGTTCTTGATGAGATTTCAGGTTTTGCATCTGAAGTAGCAACAGGTAATGAGCAAGGCAAAACAGCAGATAATATTTATAAGGCTTTCCGTGGATCTGTTGATTCTCGTTTCCCAGATCTTGGCAAAGTAGTTCTTCTTTCATTCCCAAGATACAACGGAGATTTTATTTCTGAGCGGTATGAAGCAGTAATTGCTGAAAAAGAAACAGTGTCAAAAACACATAGATTTATTGTTAATCCATTACTTCCTGAAGATGATAAAGATAATTGGTTTGACATTGCTTGGGATGAAGATCATATTAAATCATACAAGTACCCTGGAGTATTTGCTATCAAAAGACCAACATGGGAAGTAAATCCAACAAGAAAAATTGATGATTTTAAGATTGCTTTTATGACAGACCTTGGAGATGCAATGATGCGTTTTGCTTGCGTTCCTACATATGCTTCTGATGCATTTTTTAAGCAGGCGGATAAAGTAAGAGCCTGTATGAGTATTAGAAATCCTCTTGATACCTTCAGAAGGTTTGAAGAAAACTTTAAGCCAGATCCAGAAAAGGTTTATTTTGTTCATGCTGACCTTGCACAAAAGCATGACAAGTGTGCAGTAGCAATTGCACATGTTGAGAAATGGGTTAATGTGCAGGTAATTAAAGACTACGAGCAGATATCCCCAGTAGTAGTTGTAGACGCTGTAGCATGGTGGGAGCCGAAGGTAGAAGGTCCAGTAAATTTATCTGAGGTAAAGCAGTGGATACAAAACCTACGCAGACTCGGATTTAATATTGGTTTAGTTACATTTGACCGTTGGCAGTCATTTGATATTCAAAATGAATTACAGGCGGTAGGTATGAAAACAGAAACTGTATCTGTGGCAAAGAAACACTACGAGGATATGGCTATGCTTGTATATGAAGAAAGACTTGCTATGCCTGCTATCGAACTTTTGTTTGAGGAATTAACAGAACTTAAGATTATGAAAAATGATAAAGTTGACCACCCACGCAAAAAATCTAAGGACTTAGCGGATGCTGTGTGCGGATCTATTTTTGGTGCTATCTCATATACTCCAAGGGATCAAAACCTTGAGGTTGAAGTCCATACATTTAGGGACAAGCCTAAGCGAATTGACAGTCTCCCAGAGAATGTGATACACTATAAACCTAGTCAAATAGAAGAAATAAATGACTATTTGGATAGGCTAAAAACAATATAAATAAAATGAATATACAAGGAGAAAAATGAATTCATTAAAGAAAATCGCTCTAGCCGTGGTTGCAGCCATGACTACCGCAACAATCGTGGCTTCGCCTGCAAGCGCAGCCGTA